GATAGGCACATCTCCATTCACAATCTGAATAGCTTTGAATGATGTTCCAGTTGCCGACTGCCACTCACCAGCTTTTATGTCTTTCTCATGCTTATTTGCATCTGCTAAGTAATCATTCAGTTCATCTACTGCCTTATTTACAGCTTCATCATCTTTTCTGCTGACAAACTGAATAGGCTCTCCGTAAGTCTGAGCGACCTTGAATTGCACCCATTCAAAAGAATGGTTCTCTACTACTCGATTGGTGATATCCTCATTTGACAGCTTTGTTCTGTATAGTACCGGTTGATCTCCTTTGTAGTACTCCCACAAGTACTTGATAACTGTCTTGTTGTAATTAAAAACACCGATGCAATCACCAATAACCTTTACAATGTTGTCTGCGGTTATCTGCTCCACATCCGTATATGCAATTTTTCTACCGTGACAACCCTTTACAAGGTCTTGAAATTTCATAGTGTTCATATTTTCACCTACATAAATGTCATTCCGCTGCTCTGATCTCTTTTTGGAAGTTTCTTGATCTCACGTTCTCCGGTCTCCGTATGGTAAACAACCATCTTATCGCAATTCCGGCACTTATATGTCTTGTCGATGTGTGATTTTGAACTGCATTCACCGACCAACCGTCCGCATCCCGGACAGTACACTCTAATTTTTTGGTTAAAAATCATAAATACCTCTTTTCTGCGCACAAAAATACCGCCCACATAACGTAGACGGTATTCCCGGCTGTTTGCCTTTTAGGAGGATTAGAAAGCATCTTAAATATTTTCGTCAGTTTAACATTACCATTTTTTATATATGACATTCAATGACATTGTTCATTCAAATACCCTTCTCCGTATTTCTTTTCAAACTGTTTCAATGCAGTTCCGTGAAGTCTGACAACCTGTCTCCATGAATATTTCATTTCTGTTGCGATCACTTCAAAAGTTTTCTTTTCGATGTACCTTGCGAACAGAATATTGTATGTGTTTTCATCTTCCATGCTGTCTATCTGCTGTATGATTTTCTCTTTTTTATCGACAAGTTCGTCCACCATGCCATCTATTTTCCGTTCCATTTCATCAATTTTGGCATATCTTGTCCCAATTTTGTCAAAATTCGGTGTAGTCTGTACTCTTTCACCGCTTTGCGGAGCAGATATACTTGCTGCCATATCTTTGAGCTGTGCGATTTCCGTGAGTTTATTATTTATCATCCGATTAAGGCGGCTTATCTGCCCTAAATATTCTTTTGTTGTCATCTGTTTTTTTCCCTCTTTCTTTTTTCCCTTAAATAACCTAGTAAATAAACTTCATCATACCTTGTATCTCTGAATCTGTGATCAGTTAATCTTTTTTCTTTTATATAATCAAGCATTTCCGGTATGTCTCCAATGGTTACTTCTTGCACATCATTTGCAGGTATCCTGATAATCTCATACTCTTCTCCTACAAAATGCATTATTGCTCTTTCTCTAAAATAATCTTTGCTTTCATCTGTGTGGTATAATTCACCATCTATTTCTACAATTTTCTTGATTTTAGGCAAGAAAAAGTCAACTTGATAGTTTTCTATTTTGTAGTTTGGTATATATTCTATATTTTCTTTTTCAAGTTGTAGTGCAAAGCAAACCTCATCTTTACTATTAAAAGAAAATCCTCTGCTGATAATTTTTTCTGCAATTATTTCTTTCTCTTTTTCATAATCATACTCATTATGCAAATACTTTTTATGTGCTTTTTTCATTTTTAAAGCAGCATCATCAATCCTTGTGATTTGCTTTAACTTTTTTATTTTATTTTCACATTCTTCGCAGACATATTTTTTCTTTTCAACGTTTTTCCCACAAAATAAACAATCTTTAGTCACCATAATCAATACCTCCGTCCGAAAGAGAATGGGTTTTGAATTGCTTCTACTTTTGCTACCCTGTTTCCGTTTGTAATTCGCAATGCAAAGTTTGAAAATACATCCGGTACATCATCTAACTGTTTTTTTCCTGAAACAGAATACCTTTTCAGTAACGACATCATTACACCGTATGGTTCGTTAGGCTTATACAATGATGGATCTTTGAATATTACGTGTTGCAAAATCCAGTTAGAGCACTGGAAAATTCTTGCTTCTTTGTTTGTCTCTGTCGGTGTGTCTGTGATGTTGCATATCCATCCTTTACTCTCTACACGCTTATTTACTTCCATTGCCACACGGTCACCGCCGGCATTACGCTCAAATTCGCACTCTTGCACTTTATTATTAACAAGTACATTTGCAGCATTTTCATACTGCATCTCATAATCCGCAGTATTGTCACAAACAGCATCCACACAGTAATAATCTTCTCCGTACTTTTGCAATACCGGAAGAACAAAAAAGTCGGTTCCTTTTCCCTTGGTATCGCATTGCCCGGTAATAATTTCCGGTTCTCCATGTGGAAGATTAAGATAACGTCTGATTTTTTCTTCCGGGAATAACAATCCCTCACGTTCAATAGGCTCTTGCTTGTAAAGACATCTATAAGAGATTTCATCCATGAGTAATTGTTGATCTTCAAAAAAAGCAACCGTGAATCCGGAAAATTCGTAGTCAAAATTGCTTAATCCGGTTTTTGGGTCAATATCCGGAACAGCAATTACTTTTACCCTTGGATTCCCTTCATACATATTTTTGATCCGACCGATTACATCATTTACGCTCCACCTGGTAGCAATATGGATCTCTTTGCAATTCTTTCCGTCAGTATCTTGTGTCTTTCTTTGTCTTGCATCTACCGCATACTTGTCCCACAATTTATCCAAAATTATAGGATTCATAGCTTCTTCAATGCCACCGATCATGTCATCTACGAACAAAAACTTTGATGCGCGTACTTTACCAGCATTTTTACTTCCTACGGATGTGCACTGAACGGATGGAAATGGTTTATATTTGCCGATGTTAAACTGCTCCATTTTTGCGTTAGTACTGGTAACAGAAAGATTTGGGAAAATTTCATTCCAAGTGTACTCGTCAGAATTTGTGCAAATATCGTACACACCGTCATAGTACATACGTGTAATATCTCCACTGTGGGAGTAAAAAAGGTTGAAATCTCTCGGAAACCATCCTGCTACCAACGCATTCAGCATTTTCTCGACCGTGGTTTTTCCAGCACCAGGGATAAGTGACACGCAGAGGATGTCATATATATCATCAATCATGCCTTGAATGGCATCCATGAGACCGATTTTAAGGAATTGCTTTCTGCGTGGCATATAGAACCGCTCTCTAGGTTCTCTTTTCTTTTCCAAATAGCGGTATGCACTGTCCACAACTTTATTTTGTGCTTCTAGTAAAAGAACATCGTACAATTTATCTGTCAGAGAATAATGTGTCTTGTTTGCGAAGGAATACTTTTCTAAATCCCATATGGTTCCTCCGGTTCTTTCCATGCAGAAACGCTCTACAATGCCTTTAGAACGGTTTGTTATCTGTAAGCCATAAGTTATATCCTTTTCGCCATTTATAGCCACTCTGCAGGCTTCTATGTACGCATCAATGACCTGTTCATCAATTCCCTTGCGCTGTATGTAATTGTCATAGCTGTTTACTGCCGATATAAGGCTCTGACTTGCCAATATAAAAGAGCCTCCTTTCCTTACATTTTGGAAATTTGGCTCTCTGCGTAGGCACTCTACGACTGGTGCTCTGAAATGCTATATTTATCTGCCATATACGGCATTATTGTTCCACTCGACTTCCTGTTCATCAAGATATTTATGGCGTACCATATACCTCTGTATCTGCGATTCCGGGTAATTTACAATCTGTCCTGTCGTTCTCACATACACATCATGACTTGCTTCTGCTCCTAAGAGTGATTTACACCAGCTTTTAACCACAACACCTATCTGATTTTCCTCGACAACAACAATATCTCCGAAACAAAATTTCATCGTTCTACCCCAATTCTATTGATTTTACCACACTTTGGGCATTTGATTTCAGCCTGTCCGTTGAATTTGCCTAAAAGGCGGTTGCATTTGCTACAACGATGTTCGGACAGTTTTACATAAAAACATTTTTTCAAAGTTTCCTCGTCTTCCTTTGTATCTGCCACAACAATCGGGTCTTCTCCGAGTGTTGTACATTCAATTTTTATATTTTCAATATTCCCGATGTTTTTAGGTGTGACCTGTCGAAACACATCACGTTCTATATTTTCAATTACTGCTGTCATGCTCATTTTTCCACCAACTTTCATATCAAACCAAGCATATACAATATTTCCAGTTCGGATACTTCTTTTGCTCCTTCTCTGACATGAACCAAAATTTCCTTTATTTTTTCATTATCTTTTTCTGTCATTCTATTTTTGTCAATTATTTCATCGATGCAGTAATATAAACAATTCCCATATCCAACACCTAAACGACTTCCATAAAATGATTTTCCAACAATATCATAATTTTCAGTTTTTAAAATATCGTGCTGATAATCTAAATCGCACCACTTTTTATTATCTTCCAGTTTCTTTTGAAGATATTTTAAGAAATCTACTACTCTTTCTTCTCTATCACTGATGTATAATATCGTGTCTTTCATTTTATTTCACAATCCTTCTGCTTTCTTCCATCACTTTACAGTTCCTTGCAAAATCTCTTTCAATAAAACTTTGCGGTATTCTTCCAAAATTTTCCAAAGCGTACTTATCTACCGCTTCTTTTGAAACATCTATACCAAAATTTCGTAATGCTTCTGTTTGTGGTTGATAATCTTTCAATCCATTCATCCTCATATCCTCCGTAACCCATGCAGACGGAATCGAACCGCCAACACACATCCTATGCGGATGCCGCTCTGCCACTGGAGCTATACATGGGAATCGCACCGTAAAAACCTTTTATGGCTTGCGCTTGCCATAACCAAATGTGCACCGCCTACTTGTCACTGACTATCCACAATCTCACAGTCTTGTTTTTTTCTCTACTTCATAGGCTTGGTTTTCGCTAAACATATGTGGCTTACGTTTTAGCCAGGGAATAGTTGCCGTGGGAGTTGAACCCACCCGACCAAAACAAGGTACGACTACTTTTGAATCTGCAAATTCTACTCGCAGAAGTGTTTTTCGTTGACCGATAATGAGCAACTACTATCCATACATCTCCCATCGACCGGAACTATTGCAGTAGTACCCGGCTAAGTGGAGATAAAGATAAACGCCGTACACAGGATTCGAACCTGCAAGCCTTTTACAGCCAACGGTTTTCAAGACCGCTCCCTCACCACCCGGACATACGGCAAATATAGCATGGTTAATTGCTAGAACAGGTATCTCAACTCACAATTATGCATATCCCCCTGCGAACAATGATATGCGTTCCCACTCGTATAAACGCAGTGTGTAGGATTCGAACCTACAAGGCGAATAAACGCCCGGCGGCTTAGCAAGCCGTTCCAATACCATTATGGGAACACTGCATCTTGATGGTGCGATTTCTTGAAACAATCCATCCGTTACGACTATCAACCACGCACCTGCCCAATAGCGTCTTTTAGGATTGAATGAAAAAGTTGGGATGATGGGACTTGAACCCACAGCCTATGCCGTAGAAGGACACTGCTCTTTCCATTTGCGCTACATCCCAATGTGCGTTTCCATAAGCTGTATGCCTACATTTAAGGCGCTGACACAGCGCAACACTTATGGCTATTTTTATTTTCGCAGGGCATCCGCCAGTTACCTGCTAGCCGGTTGCGATCCGACATCGTGGGGAAAGAAGGAGTCGAACCTTCGGTGTTTCTAATGTCACGGTTTTACAGACCGCTGCAATCGCCACTATGCATATTTCCCCAAAACCTGTGCCGTATAACCACGACTAAACTTCTGGCACACCTATCTGCTAACTACAGATTATTGCAATCACCGTATCGTCTTATCGACGCAGATAAAGTTTTTCACCGCTATATGGTTGCAAGGCTTCAAGCGGTTACGTGGAAAACCCTCACGAGCCTTGTGACGGCTCTTAACAGCATTCCGCTATGAGGTGAAAGGAGTGTCTCCAATGGAAAAGTATGGAAGACAATTCGCAGATGGCAAAGACCAAAAGAAGAAAACATCTGCGAAACAGGACTACCAGGATTCGAACCTGGGAATGCAGCAGTCAAAGTGCTGTGCCTTACCGCTTGGCGATAGTCCTAAACTCCGGGAGAGAGACCATCTGCTCCCGGATTATTTTCGTGAAACACCCTATATTGCTTAATTGTCACGCCTGTGCACGGTACTTTGAAAAACTTGGTGTTGTCGAACGCATATTTCCATTTTTCGTTTCCCACACACAGGCTACATACACTCTTGATGCCTTGATTTCTCTGCCACATATCCAATGCCAACACAACACCGGATATTCGGCAATAACAATGGCTTTATGAATTTAACCCATTCAACATTGTGATATGGGATAATTCGCATAATCTCCGGTAACCACATAGGCTATACCCACATGAAAGTTATTCCAAATGCAAGGAACATTGCGAACGCAAATAAAATAACTCCGTCTGATGCTGTTTTCTGTTTTGGAGCATACCATAAAGCAGATATTGCTAAAACTGTCAATACCAACGTTGTCATTATTTTTAAAATCATGAATCCAAGCATTTTTTCTTCGTCCTTCCTTCAATTTCATCGATCATTGCCATTACCAGTGCTTTAGCAAACTGGCTATTGTTATGCATTTTAATCAGCAGATTGCCCTGCCGGATAAGATATTCCCAGTCTTCATCCGTTTTCGGATTAGCACACTCTTTATGGATTTTCCAAACCTCTGTGTAGATTTCTTTAATCTCCGGTGGCAATTCACATTTCTCCTTAACTGGTAAATCTTCTTTAGGCTCTTTATCAAGCCTGCTCTTTTGGTGCTTCATCTGACAGCTAACCATTTCCGTAACGTTCTCACGGTCTCTCTTAATTCCGTGACCTTGCAGAAATAATTCGCATTGCAGGACTTCACCGCATTTTGAACATTCGTCTTTAATCTCTTTTCCGTAGATCTGCATAAGTGACCTCGATCATTGTAAATTCATACAGAAGTTGCAAAATTCTTAGCAGTTTGTGGTTTATGCGCCCTTGATCCTGTATCTAACTTAGGAATTGTTGCAACTTTACTTAAATCCTCTTCCACAGAAACTTTTTCATCATTGTCTGTTTCAGATTCATGTTTGCAAAGCGGTATAGCAATTTCAATATTTGGCGGTATTTTCCAATTTTTTTGAATATTCTCAATGCTTCTTTCCAAGTTTTCAAAAGATTTCTTTAGCTTTTCTTTGTCTGATTCAACCAGTTCCAAATACTTGTCCAGGTACCACTTAGCTTTCCGAACATCCTCTACACCATTTTTATTCTCATGCCGGTAAAGATATTTAAAAGCATTGCAGATGCAGAAGTTCTTCACAGCTTCAATCCCCTGCGTCTCAATCATCACATCTATGCACTCATATTTTCCTGTCTCATAATGACTTGGGTGATTTACATTATCTGACATCTAGGTCTCCTTTCTGGATAAAGGTCTTTTTATTTTTTAGGAAATTTGAGGGACTAAGTAGGGGCTGTTCGCTGATCCTGTCAGACCCCCTCCCCCCCGTTTCCATCAACACATTTCAACTATGCGCAAAATTCGCGCTTCGCGCAGTCTTTATTGACACGTCCTTAACTATCCCATATTTCCGCACGTTTCCTCACTTGTTGCTAATCATTCGCATCTACGTTGCTATCGTCATACGCTCCGGAATCGGTCAACATTGATGTATTTTGTCCATTTGCAACGCCTAACTGTGGCAAATCCGAAGCAGTTAACGCTTGCTTGTGGTTCTGCTGCTCTCTCGATACTCCCGGAAGGTTCCATCCGTAATGGCGGTTTAGGATTGCCAGGATCCCCACAGGGTTACGCTTTGCCGTGGCAAGTTTTGCGCTCAAAGATTCTTCGCGGAAATCCGATATCTTTTTGCCAATGTCAGAACTTAATGGACTTGATTTTGTTCCCTCGTCTCTCCAAGTAGCTATCGTATATCTGTCTATCCCTGTCAATAAACTAAATCCTATAGCTGATACCTCTTTATCATACATCATACACATATATATATAATAATCACATATACGATTAATTAACGTATAGTCATAAGCATTATAATTACTATAACCACCCATAAACCCGTCTATATTATGCATCTCTTTAGATTTGAGACAATCCGGCTCATTAAATGCATGGCGTTTGATATACATAAGAGCAGCATTCCATACACTCTGAGACTCTTTCCTGATATCATCGATTTTCTGATCCTTGCAGAACTGGGAGAGGTATAATTCCATGTCATTTTCATAAACCTGTGATGTTTCCGTATTTTCGACTTTTTCCATGTTCTGCACCTCCTAAAAATCTGCAATAAAAAAATCACTAATCCTCACTCAATAAACCTATGTTTTTTTATCTCCTCCACAGATCATGCAAAAACATAAATTTACAAAAGTGATCAGCTAGTGACTTCTGATCGGTTCCGGTCTGTCGGCTCCGGTGGTCTTGGTTACAATCTGGGCGGCTGCATATCCAGAGGGGGTTGGATTTGCACCGCTGTCACTCGCACCGTGTTAGCGTCGGCTCCCTAACTGCTTTTATAATATCATAAGTGCTATTTATAAATCCACGACAACCTTTTACGCATTTGACAATTTGTTACTGTGGTATGTCTTCCGGTGATCCTGAGTATATAAAAATCATGCGATTAAAAAATATCATCCGGTTAAATTTGACAAATGGGATTATTTAACAGACAGACAGGTAATATTTGCAGATGGGTACATGGTGGTAGACGGACAGCTCTAGTATTTATATATACTTGGATATACAATGTCTTTCTGCTCTTATTTACTTTTATTTTATCTAACCTTTATTTTATCTAATCTCCTTTTATTTAATCTGCGTCTACAAAATGTCTACAATTTGTCTACAAAATTTAGCACGTTAAAATGTCACAGTGAAAATAGATCAAGAAAAGCAGGCTGTTGCACCTGCTTATAGATTACGATATTTTGATTTTAATATGTTTATAAAATCATCTGTTAATAGTCCGGATTCTTTTGCTTTTTGTGCCTCCTCTCTTGCCGATTTTGCAACATTTATGTTTGATGTGGTCACAATCTTGATTTGCCTGTGATTAACAGATACGCAAGCAATCCACTTATTTTTTACGGTATCCCAATTAACGCCAGGTATACCGCTATTCTTATGTACGCCGGATGCTTGCTTTTTATCGATATATATTTTTTTCGATTTTTTGACTTTTACTTGATTATTTTTATTCCAATCTAAAGATTGTTGATTATCAATTATTTTTAAATGCTTTTTAGCACATTGTTTACAAAATCTTTGTAAGCCGCTGCATTTAATCATATCGCATCCGCAGGACTCGCACTGTATAATAGACCCAAGCGGAGTTATAGACCCGTGCTTGATGCGCTCTTTATATCTCTTACTTTGCTCTTTTTTACGCTCCTGCCTGCATTCCGGACAGTAAAATGCCCTTGGGCCACCTAAAAAGCTAATTCCGCACGTTTTACAAATTCTCGGTAGTACATTGTCTTTCATTTTTTTACTCCAACGCAAAAAGCGGAGCTTTTGCGCTCCGCATATTTTTTACTGTTCATCAATGCCAAATTCCAAAGATGCAGCTACACCCATTTTGTTTGGGTAAATTCCATCTCCATCCGCCACAACTTCGAAGCCAAAATCAAAGGAATTTATTTCGTCATATGCCGCTTGTGGATCGTCTACGTTGCCATCCCAGTAGGAAGGGTCTTCCCCATTTTTCAAAGCGTTGATATCATTAATCAAACTTCCTTTTTCCCTGAATTGATACCCATCGCACAAATATTGGACTTCTCCGTTTTCCCCAAATACAACTAACGTTAATCCTCCACCATTGTCTTCAATTACTTTGTATTTTCTCATTTTGCCACCTTTAACCTTTCTTTTTTAAGCTATTTGTTTACTTGTTCTTCTGATCCGTTCCGCTCTCGCTGTGATCCGGTCAATTAACACCCTGTCACCGTATGCGGTCTTGCTGGCTAATAACTCCTGATCGGTCATGTTCTCCAGTGCTTGGAGCGTTTCCAATTGCACCGTCTCCAGTGCTTGGAGTTCTGCCCGGTTAAATTCTTTCAGCCGTTCTGATTCCACGCTTTCCAGTTGCTCCCGGTAGTACCGGAAGAACTGCCGGACGTTTGAACGGATCCGGGCGGCTTTCTTTGCTGTGATTTGCTCCGGTGTTCCTGCCATTTCGTTTGCTCCTTTCGTTTGTTTGTATCTCAATTATATATCATGCTATATATCATGTCAATAGATTATTGCAATTATTTATTGATATTTTTCAAAAATTCCTCAGCGTCCACAACTTGCGGTTGTTCCGATGCTTTCCGTTCTGCTCTCCTTTGCTCCTGGAGCTGATGCAATCTTTCATTTGCTTGCATCAATGCAACCTTTTCCTCTACCTCTGTACGCTCTGTATTTGCCTTTTCTGCGGTTTTTTCCGGCTCATGTGGTAAATTCTCATTTTTGCTTTCCAAAGTGTCTAAATAAGCCAATACAGCCGATACAGCTATATCATTTATATTTATGTCTGATTCTGCCGCTCTGTCCTTTGTGCCTTTTGGTAATCTGATTTGTACAAGATCAAATTTACTGCGGTAATTGTTAATTGCTTTGCGTGTATAATCTGCTGTTCTTGCCATCTGAAAAACCTCCTTTAATAAATTGTTTTATCATATTATATAACACTTTATATATAAATGCAATATAATTGTATATATATCATGTCATATAAATTTTATATAAATATTTATAGAAAAGTATTGACACATGCTATATATCATGATATAGTTATCTCAACAAATAAAAAAGCCGGTGACCACCTACCAAGCGAACACCGGCACCCAAAAAGAAAGGCACCCCAATTATAACACGGGTGAAAAGGTAAATCAATATGAGAAAGAATGAATTATTAGAAGCAATCAACAACAGCAAGGCAAGAAGCGCATGGAATAAAGGTGTAAAGATCTATGCTTATGAGCTTGTAGAAGCTATTGAAGTTGAAGAGATCCCGCAGGACAAAACAGAGTTAAAAAGCCTTTTACTGAATGGCGCCGCTGACTGGAAACAGTACAGTTGGGGCGGCTGCTCTCTGATTTATGATTGTGACATTGCCAAACGTCTCTGTTGCCCGTCTGAGTTAAAAAAGGTTTGCGGCGGCGAGAACAAACCAAACAGATCCGAGGAATGGTTAGACACACAGGCAAGAGCATTAAGCCATTCTTTTGATATAATTTATCATATTGTTAAATTTAGCAAGTAAGACAGGCTTACACCGGGGATCGTGCCCCGGCTTGCTTTTACCCGGAAACGGGAAAAATTGAAAATGTGGAGGAAATAAGGACATGACAATTATTGAAAAAATGAGAAAAGACGGATACCCAAAAATTATAAAAGGCAACGGAGGATATAGAGCATATTTGAAAGATATGCAACCTCTAGGCGGTGGAGATTATATGGCTATATATCGCTATCCAGGTGGGGAATGCTGTCACAGCCTGGAAGAAATAAAAAAATGCTTTGAAATCATCGAACAATAGCCGCCGCAGAGGATGCCCGCCGGATCACTACCGGCGGCGGTTTTATGGGTGGAATTTACCCAAAAATTAAAAATGGGAGGTTGACATAGGATGAAAGAAAAGAACCTTGAAAGACTTTACAATCTGTTAGACCGTGCGGAACGAGAGCACGACACGGAGATAGCCGCCGCACTACGGTGGGCGATTTTTGAACTGGAAAACAGATAAAAGACGGCTTGCAACCGTCTTTTTGTCGTGTTCCGTGTGATCTGCTGACGTCTGGCGGTCTATTTGTGGTACTCTTCCACCGGATCCGGTCAGATCATGCGCCCGGATATATTGACGGCTTGCGCTGTCTTGGTGTACAATCAAATATTACAAGGGGGATTTTATCAAAATGCGAGAAGTGGGAATCGGTCATGTATACGATATCATGGAGAGCGTAGCGGATGCCGGGGAGCGGCTGGAAACCGTTATACGGGTGGAGACTGCCGCCGGTGGTCTGTCTCCGGAATCTGCAGAGCTGTTGCGGTCTGCCTATGATTCCATGCTTTCTGCAGTAGGAGACCTTGCAAAAGCTGCGACACGGTGACCGGGTGACAGGTACAGAACTTGCACCGCAAAAATGCGCAGGTGTTCCACGCCTTGAATCGGTCTGAAAAAATCTGCGAAAAAACTCTGAAAACGGATTTTCCAGCTTGAAAAGCGCTACCCCGGGGGGTATTTTGAAAAAGGCATTATAATTTTGTCGAAAATTTTTCTTTCAAAAACCTCTGAAAACGAGATTTTCGGTTGAAAATGCAGACCTACGGGGGTATCAAAAGAAACACATTAAAATTTTTTCAATACTTCACATCTATTTATCGACAGAATATCACAAATGTGTTAAAATTTTATAAAATCAAAAATGAAAGGGGTAATTACTCTATGAAACAAAGTCCTTTAGGAATCACTTCAATGGTGCTTGGTATTATAAGCATACTCACAGCTTGTATAGCTTTTGGCATTGTGCCAGGTATTATAGGCTTGATACTCGCTATTATTGCTCTGTGTCAAAAAGACAGAAAGCACGGAACAGCTATCGCAGGTCTTGTGTGCTCTGTTATCGGAATTGTAATTTTTGCTATTATGGCATTGTTTGTAAATGGTGTATCCAATAGCAACAAGGAATCTACTGGAAAAAAGACATCGGTTTCTGCAACAATGGAAAGTTCTGCCACAGTATCAGAAATCACACCGGAATCTAAAGTTGAAGAAGTAGAAGTACCAAGTAGTACTGTCATTTCTCCTGGTTACACATTTGATGCAGACGGCTTGCAAGTCACAATCAATGACTTTGACCTTGATTTCACTGATTATGAGGATGAATACGGTTGGAACACTCCTGCCGAGGGAACAAAATACATAATGATTGATGTTTCCTATCAAAACAACAGCAAAGATGATAAGTATGTAAGCATCTATGATTTCCAGTGCTACGCAGACAATACAGATTGCGAACAGAATTACAGTGTTGTTGATAGTTCTTCGTTGAATGCAAATCTTTCAAGTGGCAGAAAAACATCTTACAAGATTGCATTTGTAGTTCCGCAGGATGCGCAGAGCATTGAACTGGAATATGAAACAAGCATTTGGACTGGAAACAAAGAAGTACTCAAATTACAATAGAATATAGAATTTTAAGGGCATCCGTAAAGGTGCCCTTTTTTATGCCATTCTTTTAATATATCCGCTTATCAGTTCATCAGCCACAGCAAACACTTCTCTTCCGTAGGTAGCCAAAAAGTCGGCAACAATTTCTTCCGTCTGAATATCCATAGTCAAATTGTAGGACAAGCAGAACGCATGGCACAATTCATGGCAAAGCACACGGTCATAGAAATTACCATGAATCATGTCTGATATGTAAATTTCTCTTGTGTTTCTGTCGGTCATTCCAAACGTATATGTTCCATCAGAGCGCATCAGCATAGGGCTGTGACTTCCTACAAGCCTTAAATTCCAGTCTATTCCATTTATCGTGAACAATTTACCACCTCCAACATAAAAGGGGCTAAATAAGCCCCTTAAGTGTTTTACCCGATTTTTGTTACCAGTGCAGACAGCTTGTTCCGCAGTACCGTCTTTTCTTCCGGTGTTGCATCGTTGATGATTTCCGTCATGTCGTTTGCGAGTTCGGTCATGTATGTGTTCAGGTCACGTACTTTTGCTTCCTTGTCCTGCTGTGTATTTGCCTTATGCAGTTCCTTATTTTCCATGTAGGTTCTGCGGCTCATGCCACTTCTGCCCTCTCTTGCATCACGCATACCGGATGAAGAAGTTTCCGTGTAGTACATACGCCCCATGTCTCTGTCCATGTCACGGTGATACATTTCCGGTGTCATGTGGTAATAGGGTGGCTCTTCATAACCTCTGCGGTAGGTTCCACGACCTTTAGGTGCAAATCTGCCATCAGCATAGCGGTAATGGTCATAGTACCGTCTGCCACCATCACCGTAACGTTCAAACATTTCCATGACTTCTTCTGAGTCATAGTCCTGCATGGTTTTTGTCAATTCACGGTAATAAATGGCTTCCGCCAAGTCTTTCATCATGTCGATGACCTTTCCCATTTCGCAAGTGTCTACATGGTCGATTCCTTTGTCAAACTGCGTTTTAGCGCATTCAGAAAGTTTTTCAATCATTTCATGCATTCTCTTAACATCCATGATTTTTCACCTCCTACGCTTCACGAACGGCAATCAAATTGCTGTTCTGCACTTCAATAGCTTGCGTAGAAGTGTTCTGAACGGCTACCGTACTGCAGCATCCACGAGGAACATCAATGTAAGCCTGCGCAGATACATTGAAGAAATTCTCTACTGCTGCCGGAGTTACAATCATTCTTGTGGACTGTAAAGGTTCCCCGTCTACCGCCAGTGCAAGGGAAATTTCCCCAACAGTTCCACCAGTGGGAATCTGAATGTTACCGGAATAACTTACAAGGAATCTTGCACGACACTGATTAGTGATACCTCTTAACTTCACAATTCCGGATCCCTCTCTATGATTGATACAGTTACTTCCATTTACGGCAGTTTCAGTAAAAGCAACGTCCGCTCCTGCTGCCACAGTCTGTAATGCTACTGCTGTATATTCAGCCATAATAAATACCTCTCTTTCAAAATCAAAGGGGCAAACCATATAGTCTGCCCCATGTTGTCAGTAATTCTGCATAGCAGACATAACCTTAAGGTTAAGTTACTCGATATGCAGTTTTAGCATCCGCAACCAGTGTTGCAACCGCATCCGTAATATACGTTAGGGTTGGGAACCTGGTATGCAGGAATGGGCGCAGGATTCACAGCGTTGATGATCTGCTGTGTCTGTGCACTCATGGCAGTAGTCAGAAGAGCATTCTGACGATCCTGAGAAGCGGCTCTGCGCAGATCGTTGTTCTCTGCCTGCAGAGTAGCGATCTTATCTTGGCATAAGTAGTCAAGGATTGCTCTTGTACCGGCATTCTGGCTGTCGATAATATCACGAGTGTTGTTATTCATGGTGTTCTGCAATGCGCAAGTATTCGTTGCCATATTGTAGTTTACACCCTGGATAGCTTCACGGGTATCGCAGCAACACTGTGCTAACTGTGCCTGTAAAGCGTTAGCATTCTGCATTCCTGCTACGGTGTCTGCATTGATAGCCTGTTGGATTCCATAGCCAGTCTGTAAAATGTTGGTATTTACGCCATTAAATCCGGTAAGCATACCGTTGTTTACAGCGTAGAATCCGTCACACAGACCGTTGTTGATTCCGTCCAGTTTACCGATGATAGACTGGGTGTCGAACCCTCTTTGCAATGCAGAATCAGTGTAGTAACTGGAATTAGAGCCATTACCGCCCCATCCATTACCGCCCCAACCTCCAAAAATCGCAAAAATTACGACTATGAACCAGAGCCATCCACCGTCACCAAATGCGCCATTATTTCCGTAGCCATTTCCGGCAGCCGGAATAACAGGCATGGTAAAAGGGCTGTTGTTTGTTTCAAACATATTAGATTACCTCCATAATTTTATTCATAAAGAGGTCTCCCGGGTTTTGTGCACAAACCTCTAATATGCTGTTAAAAAGGAAACTGACTTTTTATCTGTCTTATTACATCATCAGGGTTTATACCTTTCGTTTTGCAGATGTTTCTCGCAAGATTTTCTACTCCTTGGAAATCACCTTTTTGAGCCATCCCATAAGCGTTTTTTACCATGTCGTTAGACATGATCTGGCTGTTCCCCATCATATTTTGGATAAACTGTTGCGGATTCCCCATTGACTTAAGCATCTGCATCATCCTTTCTTTGCGTTTGTGAAGTTTTTCTTTGCGTTTGCGCAGTTTTCAACTGCTCAATCTTTTGTTCCAGTTCATCGAAACGCTTCATAAATACCGCTGTGGCTTCGTCTGATAGGTCAAATTTCGCCTTTTCTGTGTCTGACGGTAAATTGTTAGGGTCTGCATCTAAAACAGGCTTGTAAAGCCTTGTATAGATTTTTCCATCTGCTCCCCAGGATTTAGCATAGATCTCCGACAGGTCCTGCTTGGGGAAGAAAGCTGTGTTTCCATCCATAGGAACCTCATTCGGGGCTATGCACTCTTGCGCCGGTACAATACGACCGTACATCTGTACTGCGTTTTGCTGTGGCTGTTGCATAAACTGCTGTGGCTGGAACTGTTCCTGCTGTGGCATAAACTGTCCGTACATAGGTGTTCTATACTGCGGATTGAAATAGTTCGGATTCATAATCGGCTGTGGCATGGCTATTCTCCCTTTCTTCCATTGATTCTATCTGTTTCGCAATTTCAACTTCATCAAGTGTCTGATATGTCGGCTTGTTCATAAGTCCCAACGGACTGAAATTCATAAGCATTACCCGTTTCTCCTAAAACTTCCTCGATCACATGAACCATGATTGATTGATACTTAATCGGCACTTCCCTTGTACGTTCTTTGCTGAATATATGTTCCAGTGTTTCATCAGAAAATTTGAATTTTCCCATAAGGTCATCCCTCCTTATGCTTAAATTTTGGCATAAAAAAAGTCGCATATAGTGACACATATACGACACTTTTGCGACAAGCAAAAAAATATGCAGTTTTAAAAGTATGATAAATACGGCATTAGCACATCCTATTGCCACTCCGATAACAATAGGTTCTGCTAAAAATTCTTTAATTGAATTTCAACATCACCATTGACAATCACAATCCTTGATATTATGCTTTTTAATATATTGTTTTTCTCTTTCTTGTCGATATGCGCCCACACATCGGCAAGTTTTTTTATGTTCTCGTAAACAACTTCTTTCTTCTGACTGTTTCTTTCGTTTTTTTCTTCCTCAGTTATCTTTACTTTCATTTCAGAAATGCTTTTTTCAGTGTTCTTAATCATTTCTAAAACTGTGTCATTTCCATCGGAATAAAGAACATATAGCCTTTTTAATTTCACATGTTCTTTTTCAAATTGTGACTGCATTATTTCAAGTTTGCTTTGCTTTTCAATAGGCTTGCACTCTGAAAGATTTAAGGATATTTTCAAAATTTCACTTTCTACCTGTTTTTCAATATCAGCAGCCCATTCCAAAGAATTGTTACAGTTTGGATTGAAATTAGGCAAATACTTCATTGCTTTATCACGAGAACAGCAATATATTTTATGCTTTCCGTGCGTCCACTTCTGATACCGCATCTTGCATCCACACACACCACAATAGCACAATCCTGTTAACAAGTTGGCATCCGTATGACAAGCAGTTTTGTTTTTCCTACGTGATTTTCTGATTTCCTGTGCAAGTTCAAACCTTTCTTTATCAAAAATAGGTTCATGAAGTCCTTGATATACATTCCCTTTATATGGGATCATACCTATATTGACAACTCCAGTAAGCACATTTCTGACAAGAACCTCGCTGTGAAATCCTAATGATTCCTTGATATATAAATCAGAATAACCGCCAATAAACATATCAAGTGCTCTGTTTGCTTGTTCCTTGCGCTCTGGTATAGGAATGAGTATTCCTTTCTCCTTGCTATAATTATAGCAATACGGAGTATTAGCACCACCAATCCAGTAACCTTGTTTGATTCGCTCCAACATACCGCCACGCATACGAAGCATCATAGTATTTTTGTCAAGTTGTGCAAAAACAGCCATCATCTGTGTGTATGCCTGCTCCATAGGACTGTCATAACTTACACTGTCATGGACACATTTGAATAACACTTGGTTTGGTTGAAAAACTCTTTCAATTATGTATAATCCATCAATCATACTTCTTGAAAGTCTGTCTAATTTAAACGCAACAACACATTTAACACGTTTTTTTATGCAGTCGTTAATAAGTCTTTGCAATTCCGGTCTATCCATATTTGCACCGGTATATCCATCATCAACATACCAGTCAGATACAACCAGTTCATTTTTCCGGCAAAAAAGCTCTATGTCTCTTTTTTGACTATCAAGGCCGTTGCCCTCTTCTGCCTGCTTTTCCGTGGAAACACGCATATATGCGACACATTCCATTTTCTTTACACTCCTTTCAATATATAAAGAATGTGCCGTATTTATCATACATACGACACATTCTAAAGCCTTTTTACAATGGTGTCAACAGCATATGGATGCTATAATCTCAATAATTTCTTTTGGCAGAGAAACATCTTCAATATCAACATCTTTGCCGTCTTGTGTAACTCTAACCATTTTTTACCTCCAGTCTGTTTATTTTTTCATAAACATTTTTCGATATTCTGTTGACCGTTCTGTCACATACATTAATCTTTTGTGCTGTTTCTGTAATAGTTTTTCCGCAAGAAAGCATTTTAAACACTTTCTCTTCCTCTTCCGTGAAATTGGCGTTACGGAAGATTTCTTCAAGTTCTGGCTTAGTCAGTTTTGACAACTTCATAAGCCAGTCTCCTTCACTAAATTATAGATTCTATTTCATCCAGGCAAGCATTCCAACCGTCCATCGTTCCTCTGACATAATCCTTTCCGAGGTCATCGGCATCGGTCATCTCTTTTTCACGTTCCGGCAGTTCCCGGAGCGGACATTTATCATGCCGTTTCTTTATAAATGTATTCTGTGACAGCATTGATGCTCCATTATTGAGGACATTCATAAGCTGACATTTTTTGATTCCTTGAAATTCATACAGAAATTTACATTTGCTACATGATTCCGGCATATCCATCACTAATACTGCTTTAGCCATATTCTTCTTCCTTTCTTCACTAAATTTCAGTTTACCTATCATATTTCTGATCATCCAAAAGATCTACATCTGTATAATTATCAAGACACTTTTCATAATGCCCCTCTTGCTTAGTAATTCCTGAATATGTTTCATACGGATTAGGAAGATTATGTTTTTTACAACATTCATAGCAGATTACAAAACTTCTAGTTTTTTCTCTATTTCCATACGGTTCATTATCTGTATGATACCTTGCAAAATTTTGAAAAGGTGTCATAGACAGTAGCGTTGCTGTTCTATCGCAATCCTTACCACAAAAATCACATATAGCGTGTATCATGCTCATTACCTCTCTTTCTCTACTAAATCCTAATTAATCCGCATAAGACAAATCATCTTTGATAAATTCTACAAACTGCTCTTCAAATTCTCCCATCGAAGATATGTCGAATTCATCATCTCCAAGTTCTAAAAAGGCTAATAATTCTGCCTTTAATGTTTCACTGTCCAAATTTGTTAAAAAATCCATACTCGTACCTCCATTAAATCCTAATATTTCAGTTTAAGACACTTTAAATCTGTCTCTCGCCGCAGAACGGAACATCATAAAAAGCATTTCCGATAATGGTTTTTCCCTGTCTCTGCGTTTTGCCTTCTTAATTACTGTCAATTCTCTCCAGTTATTACGCCAACTGCTTTCTGTTGGAACAAGTACCCCTACAAAGTAAGGGATTTTATTTGAAACCGCCACATAAACTTCTTCCGGCATCACAAGATAATTGTAATCGCCTATAAAGTTCAAACCGTGTCCTGAATTGAAGTCTTCAATAGAAGATTTTACTTCATAACAATAGAAATCCCCTTTTTCAATTCCAGAAACTGTGTTATTAACAGGCTTAAATTTCATATAGTCCACTCTGATTGCATGTCCTGTAGCATAATCAAATGTGACCTCTTTAGCCATGTAAATTCTTGTGTCATTTTTAGGATTTATGTATTTTTCCAACGACATGGACAGTTTCTTTGTAATTTCCGGTCGGTTGCTCATCTCTACCTCCTAAATTCTAATATTTTCATTTTCTTCCGGAGAATACCTGCGTAGTATTCCGTTATCTTGTATTTAGGGCACTCGTCCCTCCACATCTCCCGTCCTGTCTTGCCATCCCAGTGAATGCACTCATTGCAGTTAAAGCACGTATCGTCCATCTCTCCCTGGCAATGATCAAAGCATTCTGCGCTATTAGCACAGTGCTCGCAGATACATCCAATGCAGCTCATGTCCTACCTCCGCTAAATCCTAATATTTCAGTTTAACTGCCTAATATTATCCTCAATAAATCCTTTCAGAGTAGAAAAACCTTTATTTTCTTCAATTCCTTTTCTTTTCAACTCTGCCTTTATAGTATCCATTTCCTCTTTTACTGACTGATATGCCAGTAACATTCCTTTTTTCATTTCATCATTCATTTTTTCTACCTCCACTAGATCCTAAATAATTTTCTAAAGATATTCTTTTTTGGCTTAATCACCTCGAAACACTTTTCTTTCCAGTCAAAAACATAATCCAAGTTGTATGAGCTGAAGCCAATATTGTAATACCGTTTTCCTACCTCTCTGTATTTTATTTCAAAATAAGGTTTTTCTTTTTTTCCAGTGACAATTATTTCAATTTCACTCACTTTAATTTTTCCCATATTCCGCTCCTTTGATAAATCCTAATTTAACTTATTTAAAACAACTCAAATAGAAACTCAAATTTTTAATTAAATTTTTCACTTTTTAACTCAAATTTTGAGTTACTAATTCACTTCATCCATATATTTTCATCAATAACATATTGTCGAATGAAACGATCTGCATATTGTGGATGAATCATTGAGCGTTCTGTCTTTCTTGATGTAAAGTTTGTTGCCTTTGCCTTTACAATGTCTTTTTTCTCAACATAATCTATTGCTTCAAACACAAGATTATTTTTAGGTTTGCAATTTATAAACCAATACTGTGTAGGTTTCTTATAGAAATCTCCATTTGCTGTTCTGTCTGTATCAATTATGCTTGGTTTTATACACCAATATGTTGTAAGATAGTGTGGCTGGCTGTATGGATTTTCAATAATCAGTTTCAAATTTCTCCTTATGCAAATTATTACAAGCTTATTTAAAACCTCATAAAATTCATTTAATTCTTTGTGCCTTTTTATTACCAGTTCACAGTTTTTTTCGTCACTGTATCCCCTTTGAGCATAATTATTTCCGGCAAACCATAACTGATTTTGGCATTCAAAATATGTGCATGGAAAAAATGCAAGTATAATGTCATCCTCTTTTATGTCATCAAATATGCTTTGATTTTCGTTATATCCCCCCCTAATTTCTTTGAATAAATCTATCACATAATCAGTTTCTCCAAATTCATCTTGGATATCATAGTCATAAGAATCTATTCCATATTTTCTAAACGCATTTTTAAAAGTTCCTGACTGTTCAAACAAACAATGTGCTTTCATGGCATCACCTCCGGCATAATATCAAATAATCGCATTTGTGCCATTTCTGCATCTAATCTTTTTTTTGACAAATCATAATAATGCTTGTCCATTTCAAAGCCAACATATGGATGGTTGGTTCTGTAGCAGGCTATTAAGCTGCTGGCACTGCCTACATGTGTGTCCAAGATAATGTCTCCGGGCTTTGCATAGCGGTTTAGGAGCCATTCATATAGTGCCACTGGCTTTTGTGTGGGATGAATACGGTTTTCTTTGTGTTTCATATTTTGCTGAAGCATTCCGTTCCACCTATATTTAATCCTCCTTACTGCAGTACTGAACGAAGTCCATGCAAGTTCACAATCAGCAAAATCAGTATTTCCATTATCTTTATCCCAAACAATCCAACAACTACTATCAAACGGCATTTTGCTTATAAAATGATTTGCCCCAAAAATAATCTGATTTTTTGACACTCTAAACAGTTCATCGAAATATTTTTCGTTTGGTGGATTTATATCCATTCCGCTAAAACTCTTGTAATCCTTTGCTTTTGCCAGTTTACCTCTTGTATGGTTTTTATCCCCATTTTCTCCAATCCCATACGGTGGATCCACAATTGCAAGGTCAAAGTAACCATCCGGGAAATATTTCATCCCATCCATGCAATCCATGTTGTAATATCCAAAATCCATTACGGCTCCTTTCTCTTATTTCTGTGCTAAATAGCACATGATTCCACAATCCGGGAATATCAGTACCTTATATTCATATTTCCATGTTCGTTAATCCAATCAATAGCTTCACGATATGTAACCCCATTGTTTTCGATAACATCCAACAGTTTATACATTCCTGGATGAGTTTCCTTTAGCCGTTCAAAACGTCCTTCTCCCGGCTTTTCAAGATGACACCCGAAACCGCACAACACGCATCCGGTTCTATTGCATCCAGTAGTCTTAAGCGGTCTGTTTCCTGTGTCAAACAATCCATAATCAGCAGATAACTCCGACAAGTCTATTTGACCATCAACACTTCCCTCTGCATCATAATCAATGACAACATCACCATATACAGAGCAGATAGGATTATAAAATTCTTGTTCTTCTATGGTTTTTCCTGTTTTACGATCAACAATACGATTTCCATAAAACATAACATCACGGTTATTATTGATTTTCCTTTTTACTATATCTTTTCCATATAGTTTTATATACAAAAGAACGTCTTGCTCCGTCCAAAAAGACATGGGATTACTGATGGGTGTTTTCATATCAAAACCGTTGCATCCGTTTTTTATCCATTGTGATGTACGCAGTTTGCTTTCGCTTGCCATCTGCGCCGTTATAGCTTTTCTTCTGGTTCTTTTTCCGTATTCATGAGCAGGTGCCTTTTTCATAACTTTGCAACACATATCAGAACAAGCAAACTTTGCATCAAGCATAAAAATATACTTTGACCTATCATACATCTTTGAATATTCATCTGTATCAACACCATTTTCCCTATGCTTAAATATACCTAAAAGTTGTTTTGTTCTCACAGGTGCGTTAGGGATATTCCCCATCTTGATTTTTTGATATTCTGTATTCTCTTTGTCCTTTCGCCGGTCTATTCCCACCAGATCTGCTATGCGATAAGCATACGGAAGGTCTGTCTGTCTGTCTGTCAAGATTGTATTTTGGTTATTTTCTTTTTCAAGTTTTTCAAAATATTTTCTTGCTTCTCCTATGCATGCAGAGATCTCTTTTGAAAACATAGGAAATCCATATTTTTTACAGACATCCATAAATGATATTTTGGGTTTTATAATTTCAACGTTATCAAATGTTTTTGAAAAATCTCTCAGCTCCGGATATTGTGTCGGAACATCCACAAATACTGCCGGAATTTTTGGATAATCCTGTCTCACAATATCGAGAAGTACTGTGCTATCTTTTCCACCACTAAAGCTTACATATACCCCGTCCTCACCATATTTATCAACCCACTGCTTAATTCGATACTTTGTCATACGTATTTTTGCAGACAACGGCATGGCTTGCATTTGGTATAAATCAGATAATGTATGCTTATTTCCCATATTCTCATTCCTTTCTTACAATAGTTTCTGCTTGTTCCTTGTACATCTTCCCCGCCATCTGCACCAGATAGTGCTGTAAGGCTTCATCCACGCTGACACGATGCTTGGTACAGTAGCGGTCAACGTACCGCTTAAAGTCGTTATTTTTTTGATAAAGTACTTCATATTCATCAAACTTAACCTCGATATTTTCAATGTTGGTACAATCAACTCGTTCCATCTGCATCACACTCCTTCCGGCTTCTCGCACCGTTCAAATTCGATAACCCACACCCACGGATTAGCGCCCCAACCGTAGCGGTCAATGTCGGATTTCTTGATGGTGCTGTTCCAAATCCCTATAAACGATGTGATTGTTTGGTCTTCATTTAATGTTCCATTTGCATGAATGTACTTATCTGCTCCCTCAGTTAAAGCACTCTCTGCGGTTATTTCCTGCAACCGCTCTACCCTCACGTCCATAACCCGGAGCCAGATACGTGCGGCTTGTTTTGGCATGTTGGTGGACGGGTGCCATGTGCAAAGGAAATCATTATCATCTGCTTTGTAATAATATCTTTCTTTTGCATTCATCAAATATCCCTTACACCATGTTTCCCGGACATACAGGAGGTCACCCGGACAGATAGGACAGGTTCTCTCCACTGTACTTAACTGTTCCATATGCTCCTTATCAGCAAAGTTATGTACTGCATAAGTTCTCTTGTCGGCATTGTAAAATTCCATATCCGGCACGGTATACTCATTTGCATCTTTGCATATACGCCGGGTGCAGGTCTTCCGCCCATCCAGAATCGCCCGAACCATCTCTGTATTGAATAAAATCGGCTTAATTGCCATCTACTCCACCTGCCTTTACGATCTCCAACAAATCATCTACCAAATCCTTGACCTCGTACATCATCATAGTGTCGTAGGATTTTGACTGCTGCTCTGCTGTCTTATTTCCATACTTCGTACAGTCTTTAAGGAATGCTGTGCGTTCTTCCAACTGCTTCACAACCTTGTCCGGGTCGTAGGCGGTCGGTGTGCATTTTGCAGCAATCACAACCGGATCATTTTCAACTCTGCCTTTTACCAGTTCATTCTCATCAATCAGTCTTCCCATCTTCATCACTCCAATCAATGTGCTGTCCACAATACTTGCAATACAGTTCATCGTCCCACACATGGAATATATGATGATTGCAATTAGGACATTTATAACATTTTTGCAACTGGCAACCATCAGAAATATGTTTTCCGTTATACATAAATCTTGTATCTAAAAATTCCGGTTTCTTTTTTGTCTGCTTCTCTATAGCTTCACGGAATTTCTCCACCGTGCCGATTTGGAATTGCTGCTTATGCTCGTCTATGATTTCAATCAGCTTTTTAAGGTCGTACCCTCTCTGCACTAGGTTATACTCAAATTTTATGCATTCTGTGATATTATCCGGATTGATTCCACGCTCAATCATAGTTTTACAGATTCCAACAGCATTCCTACAGGTGCTAACTGTTCCGATTTGTCGATACTGTTGCACCTCTTCCAGTGCCTTGATTGCTGTATCATAAGCACTGTTCAAATCTTCTACCTTCTGCACAATGTCACATTTTGCGCAATTTCGGTCACAATTACGATTTATGCACTGTTTTTCAATTTCCAAAAATGCTTTTGCTTCATTCTCCGTCATGGCTATCCTCCAACAGTTCCGGGTTATCGAATACATTTCCGACAACCTCATATTCAAAACCACTCATAGAAATATCATCTGTGCACTCATCAAGTGTCATTGGGAAATTGCAGCCCTGAGCTCTCACATCAAATCTTGCCTTGCACTCATTCCACAGAACAAAACATCTGTAAAATGCCGCTCCACGCTTAATACTGCCATTTACAATATCATTCTCCAAAATCAGATTGCCGTTCTTGTCCTTAAGTCCTGTGCACTGGCAGATTGTATCAGGGTCAACCTCTTGAGAATAACCGATATATGATATATGGTCTTTCCCCATTTTTGTAATAAAATAAGCACCATTTTTTTCACAATAAGCCAATCCACCAAATACCCATTCTCCAAAATCTTTGCGCTTTGCCCTGAATAAATATCTTTCCTGCATCCTCATTCCTCGCTTTCCTTGTACGGTTCCGGCAGTGGCATCCAAGCCGTAACCTCACATTTTTGCCAACCATTCGTGAAAAACTTCCCATTCCAAAACGCTCTGAATGGGTAGGGATCGCCTTTAATTGATACAAGATATAACTCCAATGGCTTGTTATCAAATATTTCATTTTCTTCCGGCTCTTCCGGCAGTCTCTCGCTTACCGGAATCCATACCGGCTGATTCTGCAAGGCGGTGATTGCCATTTCCATAAGTTCTTGCCAATATTCTTCATTTACAAACTCATCCCAATGAGGATTAAACCTGATAATGTCCAAATCCCTGATAGCTTCTTCTCTCTTCATTCCGCACCTCTCAATTCTTTCAGCTTGGCTTTTGCTTCTTTTTTTGTGAGGAATACTGTTTCACCAATATCGGTGAAATACATCTCTGTAGACACATAAGGACAATCATACCTGTCATAATAAATTTCTGCCATGTTACACCAATTTCCATTTCTATCCCTATAGTTTCCCAAGAATATTGTTTCAACCGTACATTGTTCAATAAAGTTTTCGCTTATCTGATATACCTTATCTCCCACCTTACACGGCAACCGCAAGAGCAATCCCTGCTCTTCGGCATCCTCATAATCTGCTAATTTTGTAAGTACTTTTGATGCATAATCACTTACCGCAGGATATCCTTCTCTGTCTATCATTGACTTTTTGCTCATAGCAGTGCCATTAAAATTTCTTTTTCTTTCTGTCAGTCTCTCCATCCTTGCTCCTTTCCTTGATCCTCGGTCTCTCTGCAAATTGAGGATAGCTGCAGCCATATGGTATATGATTCCAGTGGTCAAAATATCCTACTGCAGAGCTGTTTTGCATACTATATAATTCATCTTCGCTATGAAATCCTATGCTCACGATTTTACACTCCTTTTCCGTATGTACTTGCGATTCTGTATACATTGCAAATTTCTCTGTAATATATTTCCTGTGCATGAATATTAGCATCCACACGGTCAAGTTCCGTCTCACACCACTTTGAAAATTCTTCCTTGGACAATGGTGTTTCCAAATTTTCAAATTTTTCTCTGTTGTCAATCACAAAACAAACCATATCAACCGGGATGTGGTTCAAATCCGCAAGAATCTGAATCTGTTTATCCTTGTCCTCTGCTTTTTCGTAATTCGCCAACAATTCATAACCTGTCATCTGCATTTATATCACCTCTTATCAAGTTTGATTTCTTTATCGTAGCAATTTTTCTTTGGATTTCCCTCTACTGGGGAAACCATCTTTTTAGGATCCGTAGTGTATGCTCCGTTTAGCTTTAAGCCGACTTTCCCTTTTTCATCCACATAGCATGACGGTTTGTAACGATCCGGTGGAATGTAGTTGTGAATGCGCCAGTGCTTCACCAACACGACACCGCTGTCGAAAGATAAAAGGAATCTATTGTCTATCAATGCCTTCAAATCATCATCAGAAGCACCGCACATCCTTATGATTTTCCGTGGATTGTTCACAAATCCGTCATCATCAGCGTTCATACAGATATGGAAATAAAGCATTTGAGCCGTAGCAGGAATATCCAAAAAAGCATCACTCTCAATTATTTTTGCGCTGAACATTCGTTTTTCTGCCATTTAGAACTCCTTACTCAAAAACAGGCTTCTCAATATAGATCCCGGTGTTTTCTACCAGTTCTCTCCACAAGTCCATGAAATCCTTTCCGTTGCACTTGTCTCCGGCTTTGTCCATGTGGTCAGAAAACTTATCCTTGAAATTCGTCAGCTTCTTCTTACCGAATCCATCTTCCATAAGAATTACCATTCCATATAGGATGTACCTTGTGGACAACTCATTGATAAGATTGTTACATCTGACCTGTTCCCGGATGCAGTTCTGCGCTACAACCGACTTGTAATGTGGATAATCAGCTTCGGTAAATTCCTTGTACTCAATCGTCCAGTCTGCAAAATCGTTAAGCCTGCTCTGTAACCCCGTATAAGGCTCATTCTCGTACTTTTCGTTGTACTCGGTGAATTTACCGCAGAAGTCGGAAAGTCTCGTCTGTGAGTACTTGTAGTCTTTCCACAAGGTATAGCAGAACAGTGTCAGTATTCCGGTGAATGGACTTCTCTCCGCAGACTGCTTCAAAAGTTCTGTCTGCCGCATGATTTTCAAAATTTCCTGCGGATTGTCATATCGTTTTGGCATTTTATGTATCACCTCCAAGTTCTGTGATTTTCAAGGTTATTGTTCAACCTCTTTCAGTTTTTCGATGTTAAACTTGTAATACCGCAACCCCATCTGCTCTCCACTCTCGGTTTTATATAACCCAGTTTCTTTTACAAGGTAAATAGCACCTGTTTTTTCCACTTATTAGCTTTATTTTTCGCTACAACGGGACTGTAATGATACCAACCTTTAGCTATCTTTTGAGTAATAAGTTGCCATATTGCACCGTTAAAGAGAACAACATCGTCTTCTGTTATGTCAAAATGATTTCTTCCTATTTTTACTATCATTCAACAACCTCCAGTTCTTTTAGAACGCAGTCACCGCACAGTTCCTTACCACCAAAATCGTAAAGTCTTCTGACATCTTCACCGCATTTGTCACAATAAAAATGTTTTACTTGACGGTTGGGACAGTTATATCCAATACAATTTAAACCGTGTGCAGTGCAGAACACACATTCATTTTCATACTTAACCATTGCCATCACCATCCTTTTCTCCATGCAAAAGTTCCATAAACCGAACAAATTGTCTTTGCGACACGGAATTGTTCTGTTTTTCAGGCTTCAAACTGATGACCAGATGCTTGTCGGCAATGTTCGCCAGTTCCCTTGCAAGGTTGATTTTGCCTTGTGCCAGTCCATCACGGTAACCTTTTCCCGGTCTATACTCTGCGATCTGCTTCTTGCCATCGCCTTGACCACCGGCTGTTTTGTTGCGAAGCTGGTAGCCCTCGTCCGCATAACGCTTAATCCAGTACTGCTCCCACTTGTCCAGTTCTTCTACCGGATAATGTAAGAATCCGATTTTCCAACCGTATATATTTTCCGCAGAATATAATCCGTGGCTCTTCATGGATAAATCAATGTGTTGGTATCCGTTAAGATGCCCTGCCAGTCTTTGGAGTAGGTGTACCGCCTGTCCCACATACGCAAACCGAAAACCATCCTCGTCTGTTCTTGTCAGAAAGTAAATTCCACTTCCATCGTCCACATGTGGATTGACTGCCAGTATTCTTTCACGATTCTTTCTCTCTATGGATTTTGCTTTTGCTATATTCTTCCAATCAGCCAACCGAATCACCGCCTTTCAAATGGAATCAAATATCCGTCCGGCAAGGCATTTATAATATTTCTCAATGCCCCATATCCTGTTTTTTGCATATTGACTAAAGCATTGCTTTGACAGGTATTCAGTTCGGATATGTTGGAATCAATGCCATTCATTATTTCACTTCTTAATTGCGGTGTAAGTGGTCTATAAAATGTGTCAGACATTCGCACCTCCATTTCTGTAATTTTCCAGTCTTTCAATCATGGTCTCTCTGCTAATATCTCCGCTCTCATGCCACTCTACCGCATGAAAAACATCGTTAAGATTCTCACTCAAAACCTCAATTCTGATGCTTGCCGACTGGATATACTCAATTAACCGCTGTGTATCTCGTGCTATGTCCTCGTAACCGTACTCCTGCAAGTGCTGAACCATGCTTTCAAGGTTTGCAATGCTTGAACTGTTCATCAGCTCAGGCACATCTTTGTAGCACAAATAATCAAAACTTCCACCACTCAAAATGGACACTCCTTTCCATTCTGTAAAATCCATTCCTTTCCTGCTGCCGCATAGTCCACATTCGCCAATGGATCAATCTTTTTTACCTCTGCGACGCATTCTTTGGAATCAGAATTATCACGGCTTAAATGGCACAATATGACGTTCTGCAGGGCATCTGATTTGTTCGCAATGACAAATTCTTTTACCGTTTCCAGTTCCATATGACCACGGTATACATGGTATTTCTTAGCATCGTTGGAATCCTCTGTAATGTACTTCTTCTGATAGTTACATGAAATAAGGATGTGGTTTACTTCATGGAACCGCCACTTAACAAATTCAGTGTCAGTTACATAAAGCAATTTTCCCATTTCCGGGTGAGTAATCAGTAATCCATAACAAGGGCATTCTGAACCATCAGCGTTGGTATGTGTCCACTTACCATCCAGTGTTGTAAGATCAAATGCCATTATTTTTCCACCAGTAAACCCTATTTCCATAGGTTCTAAACTCTCATATGGTTTAAATACTGGTATTCCCATGTGTTCAAGGTCTGATACGGATAATGAGTGGTCTTTGTGCGCATGGGTGCATATCGCACCCACAACACACTTAACATCCCAGTTAAGACCACGCTTTATGTCCATGATAGGAAGTCCTGCATCCAGTAAAAGTGTTTCACCGTTATCTGCCGTTAGAAGATAGCAGTTACCGGAAGAACCGGAGCCTAAACATTTTAGCTTCATGTTTCTACCTCAATTTCGTCATCTTTTGGAAACTGAAATATGCAGTTATTTACATATTCAACTTTTGATGGCTCATTGTTCATGGTTTGAACTATAATTCCACTATTTTTCAATTTTTCAAACTGTTTTACCACATCTTCTGTAATTTCAACATTTTGAAAAAGAATCGGCATACCAACGTATGCTTTTCTAAGCATTTCCATAGCTTTCTTTGCCTTTTCTTTGGAACCGTATTCAGCCATTTTTGTTCCCATTGCTGTCGAAGAGTTGTGGCAATAAATAGCCGCATGCTCAACATCTTCATATTTCCCAACTGCCATGCTTAAAGAACTGATTTCATATGGCATATCAATCGTTCCGTCCTGCGATATAACTCTCATGGCAACCTCCTACTTAATCTCAATATCCGGAATAAGCCGATCCGGGTAAAAAACTAATTCATAATGGTATCTGTCCGTAGATTTCGGTTCTACCTGTTCCATCACATAGCAAGTCCAGTCGTTCAAGTAAATGTAGTCCTTATAATACTGGTTTTCCCCAGTTTTAAATGTAACGACAAGTTCATTAGCAGAGTTATTGCTAAGAGCCATATACCCCTCTGCCTGCAACATAATCATGTCTGTTCTTGCATTAGTCACCGTGATTCTGCGGTATACATTGAACTCGTCAGCTTCTTTATTGAGATTGTAATTCACAGTATCAGCGGTGCTACAACTACAAATACAAAGCATCATTACAAACATCATTACTGAAATAACAAAAATTTTGTATATCCTCTTCATATATTTCATCCTCCCTACTTAAAGCAATCCGGTGTCTCTGCGCTGGCAATGTCCGTCTCTGCGGTCTGCGGTACTTCCTCAAATTTTGCGTCAGGAAACTCAATAGTGTTTGCATTTGCCTGTACCTCTTCTGCCACAACTTTTTCCACATCAAGTTTCACATCGGAAACATCAGGAAATTCTTCCTGCGCATACAAACCTTGGAATTTATCCGGAAAAGCTTCTCTTAATGCCTGTACAACAGCAACTTTTCTTATCATTGTTGCAGGCTTTTTAGACCATTGACCGTTGATTGTTCCATCTTTTTTTCTTCCAACATATTCATCGAAAGATACTGACTGGTACTCCGGTGTCTCTCTTCCTTTGATAAACACTTTAGCCCAACCTCCTACAATAGATTCGTCCTTAAGGACAAAAGATCCTTCTCTTTCTTCAACGGAACCATCTTTCTTTTGAACAATAATTCCTGCTTTTTTTCCTGCATAATTCGGATTTGCATCGGCTCTTTTTGTAAAAACATCTTTTCCGGTAACAATAGTAGCAGGATCATTGTTTCCAAACTTAATGAGGTATGCTTCTTTCAAAAAAGGATTAAGATGCTGATATCTGCAAAGAGACATAAACATCATTACTTCCTGATCCGATACGTTTCCACCACCGCTTACAAGGTACTTTCTTACCGTTGTTGGGGAAATTTTTACAATTTCCCCATTTGATTCGTATTCCACAATTCCTGTGTTTTCCTGCTTCTTTTCGTCTGCCATATTTCTACCTACCTTTCTACCTTTTTGATGCCGTTAATGTTAATGATGAATACCTGTGTTGTCTTGGGATTCTGAATAAGTGCAAGAGTACGTTTAGACATATAATCGTGTTTTTTAATTCTTAAAACTTTGTATTCATCATCTTTGCTTACATCTGACCCTCTTACAAAATTCTGTTCGTATCCTAAAAGACCACTCCATGTACCGTATAAGTTGTACTGCTTACCGGTATCTGTGACTTTTACGGTATCTCCCACGCAGATTTCGTCTTTCTTCTCCGGTTCTTTCTCCGGTTTGTAGTTTTCAAGGACAACGTACTCTCTGTGCCATGCGTAAAACCTTTTAACAGAGTTTTCAACCTCACATATTGCGTTCTTAACACCAATTACTCTGAAAATCTCTCCGTTTTCATATGGTATAAGAAAAGATTTTGCATCCACAATCTTGATGTACTCACCGACTTTGGCTTTTCTCTTCACCTCACGAACACCGTTATCAGAATTCACATCTTCGCCCATCAGTCGATTAAAAGCCAACTTAGCACCAGTACGGAAATCAAATTCATCAGCCGGATTGCATTTTACTTCTGCTTTCTCGCCAGTGGATTTGTCCAGTGCAACTACTTTGTTGTCCTTGCGGTAGATTACGATGGTTTCATTCTGAGTTTTAACTAAATCAAGCGCATCTTCTGCGTGATTCCATCCGTGCCCTTCTTTGGCGAATCCATTGCAATCATGACCGCCTACAAATTCGTCAAACTCAACCGAGCAGTAATTATCCGTCAATAGTTCTTTGACTGTTCCGCATTTCCCCACAGTTCTTCTGTTGAGCGTAACAATATCCTTTTTTACTTTTACTCTGTCTCCAACCTTAAATTTATGTTTTTCCATATTATTCTTCCTCACTTTCCGGCTCATTCATAAATCCACTTGCAACTCCCTGATGCACTGTCACATCAGCTTTGTAAATCTCCTTGATGCTTCTAGGCATCACATGGAATGTCACATCCGTATCGGCAATCTTACCTTTGAATTTCAAAGCTCCACGGTCTGAAAGTCCCAAGTACACACCCACGCAACACTTGTCATCAAAATTGAATATCACTGTGTCACCGGCATTGATTGTTTCTCCGCTTGTTGTCAGAACAGAAATGACTGTTTCTTTCTTAATCTGCATTCTCTTCATTCCTTTCAAACTCTTTCAATTGCTCCGCCAACTTCTTACATTCATCAGCAACATATTCTTC